AGCAAGTATATGAATGCTGATTCACTTTTGACGGATACGGGTGTAAAAAAATTGGCGGATAAATTGAGTGGATATATTAGTTATTTAAATCGCGAACAAGATCCGACCCAATTCGCGCAACCGATTATGATTGAAGTGCCTGTTATTATGTCTTATATTCTCGACGAGGATGTACGGCGGGAAATGTTTTCTAAGCAAGAGAAAACCGATTTGAAAAAAAACGATTTAAAACAATTGGCGAAAGAACAAGAAAAAAATATAAAAGATTTAAATAAACGATTACGTGGAACGCAAAAACGCTTGAAAGAAATATTAAAAGACAGACAATCGCAATGTAAAACCATAAAAAATCGAGACGCGAAAGCGAAATGTATGATGGAACAAAAAGAAGCGGTAGAAGCGGAAATACATGACACGATCGAAAATATTAAATTGGAATTAGAAAACTTGAAAAAGAGTCAAGAAGATAATAAAGGATTGAAACAAGCGGAGCGTGACCATATTAAAAAAACAAAAGAAAAATTAGAGACCTTGCGTAAAGATCTATTACAGGAGGTCATGTTGTCGGAACGGTGTAAAAATATTAAATTAATTCAAGAATAATAGGTATAACCATCTGATTTATCAATGAGTTCTACGGCTTTGTCAGTACAGCGTTTAAAAAAATTAGTCACAGCCACTTCATCGGCGCCTATAACCGAATCATCCGGAATAAACCATAATTGCCGCTTTACGCCACCAAAAAAAGCTAAAAAAACTGGAATACCTTGAACCATTTTCTGCTTTTTTAATGCCATCCATAAATCTATATTTTCATCAACATCAATATCCGCGAAAATAATATTAGGCGGACTTTTGCTCATAAACGCTTTATAGGTGGGATAGATTTTCTTACAAGGCCCACACCATTCAGCACTAAATTTAATAATCAAGACATTATTCGTCAATTTACTCTGTAAGGCTTGTAATTGCGGAACATTTAATTCAGTAATAACGGGTTTTGTCGAAGTGGACATTATGGTAAAATAATAGTTTTATATTTAAATCTATTATTTTTGTAAATATGTAAAAAAAGTTGGCAAAAGCCTTTATTCTAAAAACGGATGGGTCGCCAATTCGTGTTGAAAACTTCTTCCAAATCATCGTCGTCGCTGGCGTATTGCGTGGCTAAATCGTCAATGGCCGTTCGTTTGGAAATGGCGTTGGTTTCAAGCGCAGGTTCAATCGCGTCGTATTTGCTGGGGTTCTTCTTTATGTCCGGGTTTTTTTGTGTGCGCTCGAAGCGACTTTTAATAGATAAATATTTTAAAGCCAAGATTTTTCGCGCAGGCTCTTGGGATGGAGATCTTTTGTTTTTATATTCTTTATAACACTCATACTCTTCCTCTGTAGTGTTGGGGATTTTATTTTCCACTACTCGCTTTTTACTTGCTTCTTTTTTTTGTGGAGTCTTTTTTGTATCGGAAGCTTTTTTTCCGGCGGTGGATTTGGCAGCAGCGCATTTGGCAGCAGCGCATTTGGCAGCAGCTCTTTTCTTAGCTCTATAACAACGCGTATTTTCATTTCGCTTCAATCGTTGTTGTTCTGCTTTAATGCGCAGCTCTTCCTCGGACAACTGTTTCTTTACAACACGGCTAGGCATTTTCTGATTTGTTTTGTATTTTTTTGGCTTTGTGTTACATTTATATATTTTGTAAAAAGTATTTCAATTTTTTGTAAATATAAAAACAAAATCGCTTTTCATATTTAATGATTCTTGACAATTTCTTCTAACATATCCATATTTATATACGGTAATTCTACATGCGCTTCCCAAAAGAACTTACAAAATGCCCAGACAAAAACATAATTGTCGATGTACCAGTCGGGTTGCTCGGACAACAGTTTCTTGTATAAAGTATAAGGAATTAAACCCATACTTGCTGGTGGTAAGACATAACTCAATTGTGCCAACGGTGATACAGACTTCGGCGGTTGATGTGGCACAAAGGTATGGTCAAAATAAGGAACATATTTGATTAAATCCGTCAATAACGGTGGGTAATAATAATTGTACATCCATCGCCAATCAGGACAACTGGATGAATAATATTTCATAGTCCATTCGAGTCCTTCTAAATAATTGGTACTGATTTCTTTTCTTCGGTCATCGTTAATCGCCGTATGAAAGAGTACTTTATAATAGCGATTTTCCCAACCCTCTTCTTTGGGATTAATGTATTCTTCGCAGGCACGTTCTTTTAAGGGTAAGAGTAAATTTTCGTCTGTTTCTTTCTCGTTGCCGCCATACAAGAGTCGCTTGCTCAATTTCTCGCGTTGGATATACTCTTCTTTTATATAGTCGATTTCGTTTGTCGCTAAATGCGCTATAAGTTTTCGCATATTTTTCCAGACAATCACTCGGTTTTTGGTTAAGGTTTCATTTTTTGACTCAGCAAAAACGAATTTATACGCATTGATTAAATTATTAATGCCGGTTGTACGAATATTTAAAGCAGGAAAATGCGGTAAGAAATCATTGCCGAGAAAAAAACAAAGAAGAATATAATCAAACAGTATATCGTTGTCTAATTTAATCGCGTTGAATGGTATTTTGTCAATGGATAATTCACTAATAATCGATTTGGCAAACTGTGGAATATCCAGGAGATAATTTTCATTCGGATTGAGTGTTTTGTCGATATTTTTAATAAACTCTGGTGTTTCACGGTACAAATACATATGTTCAGAAATGTGTAAATGGTTTAAAGTCAGCATAATGAGGTCGGCATCTAACCCATAAATAATGGTCTGACTTTCTTTGTGATAGTCGGAGTTCGCTCGAATGTACTCGTATATTTTATGCTCGCCTTCACCTGGTTCATTTGAAGAAGAAACAATAATCTGTTCTAAACCGAATTCATTTGGGTTGGCAAAACGTTTGGTAATATCTTCGCCTAATTTTTTCATAAAAGCTGTACCAGGCGTAATAGATGCCGTATTCCATTCCTTATTCAGGGGTTTTCCGCTTAATGAATTCTGATAAGCGGACATATAACGACGATTCCGTTGTTGATTTAATTTCGCCATGGGTGCAACGCCGTCAAACGCAATAAGAATACGTTTATTGGGTTTTAATGTCCGAATCATTTTCACTAAATTTTCGCATACATGTTTAATTATATTTTCTTCATAAAGCCGGAAATTATCCGTGCCGGTATGAACCGCATTTTTACTTAAATGATGATGCGCTTCATAAATGAAAGAGTTACAGTCCAAATATAAATTATTAATTTTTGGACTGTCCGCAGAAGTGGAATTGAACTTTTTTATTATAGAACGGTGATTCTTAACAATATATGAAAAATAACTGGGAATGCCCATGTTTGGTTTTATATGTATATAGTAAAATGTCTTTATATAAATATTGTTTATCTTATTATAATATAAATGATGACAAATATACAATTTACAATTATAACAAATAAATATATAAAATTAAAAGAAATAGTTGAAAAAGTAATACGGTCGAATCAACTCTACAAAACAATGGGCTTTATAGAGGCAAACGATTTACATTCATGTATTATTTATGCTGAATCAATACATGCTAAATTAAAGAAAGAATTATTTTCACTGGAAACACAAGTTATAGAAAATAACGAAGAAAAAATAATAAATACTCTACAGGATATTATAATTGAAATATCGACATTAATTAGTTTGTATGGTTGTGACACCTTAGAAACTCTTATACACGTCTGTATTGGTCATAATTTTAGCATGGAAGAAAAATACAAGTCGAAATACAAAGTATTGAATAATTATGTTAAACCGGTACGTTATCGCATATTAGATTGGCATACAAAGTTAAAACCTTCGGATGAAATTATCTGTAAAACCGCCGATAATTTTGAATGCTTTGATTTTATTAGCGAAAATTTTGATATAAATTTTCAATATAGGATTTATGGTGTAAAATTTGCTATTCATAATATAGAAAAAAAACATACACTTGTTGTGTATGGTGTAGTTGAAGATATAATGACGGATTTTATTGAAAATGACAGCATACAAGAAAAAATAAACAAATTGTATATTACAAGTAATGTCTGTACAACAAATGTATGTAATATACACACTAAATGTAATTCAGCGGCATGTAAATCATATGAGATATTTACAAGTTGTCTTACTCTAAAAGAAATCCTAATTCATTCGAATACGCAATTAGAAAGCAAATATCACTCCATAGTTGAAGAATACACAAGAATAAATAAAAAATCACTCACACAAACTATTAATGAATTTATAGAAAAAGATTTGTATGAAAAAAGAAAAATGTTGATTGTGTTGTTAATTAATTCAGATGAAAATCATTATTTGGCTTATTTACTTTATGATTTATTATCGAATGATATTAACGGGATTGTAGATACGTACGAACAAACGCTTATCTATGACAGCTTACCTTATAATATAAAGAAAAATTTTCGAGATGTTATGAAACAAATTGTGAATTATACAAACAAATTGTCCAACGTAAATGTAAATAAAATTTCATTAGAACAACGCATATGTCTTATGAAAACAAACGATATTGTCAAAGAAAAAGCCATGGTAAAATTAAAAGAAGTTAAAATGAAGACGGAAGATACGGGTTCAAAAGCAATGCAATACTTGGAAGGTCTGCTCAAAATACCCTTTGAAATATATAAAGAAGAGCCGGTTCTGAAATTAATGAGAGAAAGCATTAAATGTTTTTCCGCTTTGGTGAGCACATTATCAAAGAAAGATTCTTTTCAAAATGCCATTGTCTTGCCGTTTCAAATTAAAAGTGAGTATACCAGCTTGGAAATACAAAAATATTTGCCAGTTTTAAAACGTACATACAAAGATCATTGCCTTAAAAAGATAAAGGAAATAACAAAAAGCTATGGGAAAAAAAATATGCTTGAACTGTTTGAAACCTTAAATATATTAAACGAAAAAACACAAATAAAAGGAAAGAATGTAAAGCAATTGCGTGAAACTTTTTTGGATTGTATTGATAAAAATGATATGATCTCTCCTTTTATAGAAACGATTATAGCAAACGAAGCATCCTTTATAAATGAATTTGATCAAAATTTAAAGAAAATAACGGAAAATATGACGACTGTTCATACATTTATGTTTAATGTGAATGAAGTCTTGGATAAATCGGTATATGGTCATCGAAACGCCAAACGGCAAATTGAACGTATTATTGGACAATGGATAAATGGTGATATAACGGGATATTGTTTTGGATTTGAAGGTCCGCCTGGTGTGGGTAAAACTTCTTTGGCTAAAAAAGGCATTGCACAATGTTTGCTTGACGAACAGGGTGTCGCACGTCCCTTTGCCTTTATTGCGATGGGTGGTTCAACTAATTCAAGTACATTAGATGGGCATAATTATACGTATGTTGGTTCAACCTGGGGACGAATTGTGGACATCTTGATGGACGCCAAGATAATGAATCCGATCATTTTTATTGATGAGCTCGATAAGGTAAGTAAAACAGAAAATGGAAAAGAAATCATTGGCATATTAACCCATTTAATTGATCAAACGCAAAACGATACGTTCCAAGATAAATATTTTAACGGAATTCCTTTAAATCTCTCGAAAGCCTTATTTATTTTCTCTTATAACGATGTGGAATTAATTGACAAGATTTTACTGGATCGCATACACCGCATTAAATTTGATACAATATCAGTGGAAGACAAACTGATTATCATGAGAAATTTTATTTTACCCGAAATATACACAAAAATGGGTTTGAATGATATGATTAATATCAGTGATTCGGTTATTGAACATATCATTACCGATTATACGTCAGAACCGGGTGTGCGAAAACTAAAAGAACTTATGTTTGAAATTGTAGGAGAGATCAATCTCGATATATTGAAAAGAAATAATTTGCTGGATATACCAATAACAATCACATTGGAAGAAATAAAAACCAAATATTTGAAAGAACATAATGAAGTTCGACCAATGAAAATACATTCAGAACCGCTGGTGGGAGTTATTAATGGACTCTGGGCAAATTCCGTTGGAAAAGGTGGTATATTACCCATTGAAGCATCTTATTATCCATGTAATGCTTTTTTGGACTTGAAATTGACCGGAATGCAAGGCGATGTAATGAAAGAAAGTATGAATGTTGCGAAAAGTTTAGCCTGGTCGTTATATTTGAAACTAAATACATTAAAGGGAGATACATTAAAGGGAGATTTAGAGAAAAATCAAGGACTACATATACATGTACCGGAGGGCGCCACACCCAAAGATGGTCCTTCCGCTGGCGCTGCCATAACAATGGTCATGTATAGTTTATTTACCGGACGAAAAATAAAAAATGATGTCGCAATAACAGGTGAAATATGTTTACAAGGTAGAATTACCGCAATCGGTGGGTTGGAATTGAAAATATTAGGCGGGATACGTGCCGGCGTTAAAACGTTTCTTTATCCCAAAGAAAACGAAACAGATTTTATTAAATTTATGAAAGTGTATGGTGAAAAACCTTTTATAACGGATATATTATTCGTGGCAGTGGAAAAAATAGAAGAGGTTATATCATTAATATTTCTCTAGTATACAGAAAAGTATGCGATATTATATGTATAATATATAATATGGCGATTGCGTTGACATTGTCGAATATATTACAATTTTTTTCATTTCTAGCGCCAACACTTTTAATCTTTTTTTTATTTTTATCCTCTTTATTCAATCAAAACTTAAAAGGTTTAGTATACATAGCAGGTGTTTTAATTGCTTCAATTATCAATATATTTTTTATGAATATGATTGGGAGTGAAGTAAGTGAAGATGCTTCATATTCTTGTAATGTCTTTGATATTCCACATATATCTAGATATAATAGTCCTTATCCTACGACTTTAATCATTAGTTTCACCATTGCTTATTTAGTTCTGCCAATGAAATATAATAAACAGATAAATTATTTGGTTTTAACATTTTTATTATGTTTATTGGGTATTGATATTTTAACAAAAGTATATAATAAATGTTCGACTTATCCGGGCTCCATATTAGGTGCTTTAGTCGGGTTTTTATTAGGAACCGCATGGTATGCGATTTTTAATTCATCCGGCTACAAATCTTTACTCTATTTCGATGAATTACGTAGCGACAATATACAATGTTCAATGCCAACAAAACAATCTTTTAAATGTTCCGTCTATAAAAATGGCGAGTTAATATCCAGTAATATTACTTAAAACATTTTATTGCCAAGCTGTTATATTTATAAAAGGGATATTCTTAAATTTTGCGGCTATTACGGAAAACCCGGATGAGGAGGCATAATAAATTTTTTCCGAATTAGACATGAGATAAAATTCAGTTATTGTATCCAATGTTTGTTTTTCTGTTGTATCCGAATGATTTGTATGAGCAATGTCACAATTGGTTATAAATACATTATCATATTTGCTTTTAATTTTCAATTTATAACTATTATTATCACAGAAAAAGATTATATTTTTATCCTTATTTTCTTCAATACAGTTGAAAATATGGCTTTCAATAAAATGTCTCGCATCCTCTCTACAAATGATATAGTTTTTATCGGTTTCGAGAAATTTATCACCCATGCGTAAATGAATCGAGCTATAATTGGTTATATTATCGGACAATAAACGGTTTTGTAGAACTTCGTTCGAAAATTCAAAGACATCTTGAATATTTATATCGATGTAATCCTCTTTGAATGTAGAAAAAAATACACAAGGATGAACAAAATTATAACAATCGGCTGTGATATACGGTATATCATTCGCGCCAATATCACGCGCGTTATTTATCTCTTCGCTTTTAATATACATTTGGGGGTATTTTAGTTTTATATATTTTTCAATAGCGAGATTATTGATTTTGTAATACAGTTTATACTTATGTTTAATACATAAAGTGAGCGCATACATAAAATATTTAATACAATCACCTAGTCCTCCTCGACCTAAAATAAAATCATACACAATTTTTTTTTCATAGTGGTCGAAATGTTTGATATAGTCTTCCATTATATGGATAATGTGAATGTATTTAATATAATTTATTTAATATAATTTATTTAAAATAATTTATTATGTATTATATTTATTTATATTTCCGCTCACATAATCGACAAATTGTTTCATATAAAGATTGCGATGAAATCCATGTAACATTGTTTTTTCATTATTTGAAGTTGCGCTCATTATTTTAATAAAATATTTGACCACATTAATTGTATTCGCTGTTTTATATTTTTCCAAGGATTCTTTTGGATAATATACGCTTTTGGTTCGTTTATTCACGTCATTGTGAAATTTCCATAAAAAATCAATCAAAGCTTCTTTGGATGAACTAATGCTTTGTTTATTTACTTGATTCATTGTTCGCATAGCATGTTGTTGGCAATCTGGGCAGGGTAAATTATTACAAATATTTGTAATATGTGACACCAATGTAGCGAGTTCATTGCTGTTTTCATCTTTTAATTTTTCTGCCAAAGTATGAAATAAAATCCAAACGGCATTTCCCCAATCTTTTTTTTTCATTTTTGTAATATATATAAAGACATTATAATTTTTTAAAATTTGATTTATATTGAAAAGGATAAATTTGATTTTTATGCCGAATTAAATAAAGATACTATAGATATATCAGCGAGTGCTATTTGTATGATTTCACATAAACCTTTAACATATAATTCAATAACGTTGGCATGTAAGCATTCTTTCAATTATTTGCCGCTTTTTAATGAATTATGTCTTCATAATAATAAACAATATATCAGCTGTCCTTATTGTAGAATTAAATCAGATAAATTAATACCATTTATTCCGCTGCCGTTAGTTACAAAAGTATATGGTGTTAATTATCCCACCAAAATGTCTATGGCCTTACCTAAATGTTCATTTCATTTAAATTCTGGCATATATAAAGGATTGTTATGCGAACAGAGTGGAATGGAATATGAACACGGTATTTTTTGTAGCAAACATGTCAAATTCAATATTGATAATACTTGGACACCTGAAAAAGAAAAGATGTTTAAATCGAAAAGTGTGGTCGAGCTTAAGAAAATGTTAAGAGAGAAAAAATTACTAGTTGGCGGTGTGAAAAAGGAATTAGTAAATCGATTGTTCACAAAATGAAGAGATAAGAATAGTTCTAAAATAAATATAAATAACTCTTCTTATATGTAGTAATGGCAGCGACAAGTAAAGAAAAACTTGCCCAAAATGTTAAAAATTGGTTACAGATGGATAAAGAAATTCAACTTTTACAAAAAGAATTGAAAGACAGAAAGAAAAAGAAAAATGATTATACAAATACGCTTTTAACCATTATGAAAACGAACGAGATTGATTGTTTTGATATAAGCGAAGGCAAAATTATATACACGCAAAGTAATGTTAAAAAACCAATAAATAAGCGTCATTTGGAAGAATGTTTAAGTAAATATTTTGAAAAAAATCCAAATATTCCCACGGATGAAGTGGTTCAATATATTTTAGAAAATCGCGCATCGAATGTAAAGGAAAGTATTCGGCATAAACCCGTAAAAAATGTATAATACTATTGTAATGTTGAAAAATAGAAAAACATCTATAGCATCAAATGTATTTGATACTATAAACAAATTAGTGCCGGACGAAACGAGGGATAAATTGGAAGAAAAGACAAGCGATGATGAATTTGACGACGAATCGAATGAAATAATACAAGCAGAATATAGTGTAACCATACCCGAAGAACCCTCGTATTTTAACCAAGGCAAACCATGTGCGATATGTATTTACCATGTGCGAACGGATGGTTTATACCCCTTTATTCTTTATTTATTTAGACAAAATAAAAATGAAGTCTCTTTTATCCTTTTTCCAGGTGTTACAACTAAAAAAAAAATAAAATATGCCGCAACTGCTTATATAAAAAATATTTTTCCCCATACTAAAATAACTTATGCTGGCTTTTGTGAAACAAACGATTTAAATATTATTATTTTGAAGTATGAAGAAAATAATATTGACAGCTCAAATGAATATATATGGGCTACATCATTTGAAATTATAAATAAAAGAAAAATATTGAATTATTCTTTTTCAAAGAATGTCTTGGATTTTTTTAGACAAAATTCGTCTTTTTTGCTTTTACAAAATAGTAAAAATATTTTATATGAATCGCCAATGATTGGTTATTATAAAGCGCCTGATTTAATGGACATGGAAGAAATGGAACACATGGATATTTATCGTCAAACAATTATTCCAGCTTTGGGTAAATGTTATTATTTACTGATGGATATACCAGCGAATTCGAATGTAATGCGGATCGTTTTTTTTGCTGGGAAAATGTCCATATATAATAAAAAAATAGATTCTGACTCAATACTTTGTCGCGACTATAAACGCTACATCATACAAAATTATAATCAACACGTAGTACTATCTGTTTTCAAGAGCGAATGAAATCTTGTAAAATCTTGGGACCATGTGAGTCAAACCCACACATATCCATCATGAACGGATCGGCTGGATCAGCGATTGTGTAATCCGAACCTTGTGTAGCTACGACGACGAGTTTGGTCTGAGGCATTTTCATTCCTCTGCGATATTGTTGTAGTGCTGTGGCGGGTTTGATGCCGCTATTCACATCATTGTCGGTAATCACTACAAAGGCATCATACTTACGCTTATATTTCAAGGCTTCCAAAATACCTAACGATATATCTGTCGTACACCAATCCGAGTGTTGAACCGCGTTTAAAACGGTGTCTAGGGAAGCAGTCGAATCAATAACATCAGATACATCGGTTAAACCAGTATTACCTCTTCCATAATGATTGGTGTTTTTACTGGTAAAAAGATAGAAAGAGTGCGCCGGCGAGTCTTTATCTTCTGTTTCACTTCGTGCGAAGATCATCGCCAATAAAGCTGCGGCTTGAGCATTCGTAACCCCTTTACATAAGGATTCGTTTCTCATTGAACCCGATGCGTCAATCAAGAAACAAATACGTTTGCCGGTTGGTTCTACATTTTTAAAACTAAGATAAAACATTTCTTCGAGAGCCGCGAGGATTTTTGGATGAGGTCTCCATATATGATTACCTTTTTCACCTTTGCCTGTCTCGTATGTGAACCAAGCCGTCAAAACCGTGACGGGATGAATATGTGAATGATGGATCGTCATCGGATCTACTATATGTTCACATACAAGTTCCGTGAGATCTTTGTCCAGATAAACCGAATGGCTCGTCATGTTTCCCAAATTTCGCAATAAGGCTGTCAATGGCATGGTGACTCGTGTCTTATTTTTGTTAATTAGTAAAGCCGTTAATACTTCTGTATCAACTAACGCCCACGTCGGTACTTGTTCGCGCGTGAGTTTATGCTTATGTACCAAGTCAATTAATCCGGCTTTGTCTTCTTCGTTTGCTTCGCAATGTTTTGCGTTATTTACTGCTTTCAAATATGCATAAATTGGGGTGATTTCATGTAAACCCCACTTTTTCGCTAAAGCGTCCATTTCGTCAAACCCATTTACCGCATACCGCAACACTAAATCGATTTCGGTAGGCGGTACATTGTGTGGATTTGGAACCTTCCTCTTTACAATATTATTTGGTTTATTTGGAAAAATGCGATCGTCGCCTGTATTTGTAGTAACATGCGTACATTGAAGAAGATTTTTGAACGACCAACCTTCGCGCTCTTGATATTTGGTTATTTGATATGCCAAATCCATTGGTTTGTCACGGTATGCTAGAATCCATTCATTTAGTTGTCGTTTTACTGCTCGTCCAAATCCCTTTGTTTTTTCCCCAGAGATTGGATTGACGATGTCCGCATGAAATTTTTTCCACGTGTATAAATGGGAAATTGTCCGAAATTGTTTTAAGGATTGAAGGCTTTGTGTTTTTAATGTATAATCATCCACCCGGCACAACATGGCGAGAATGAGAAATGTATTATCTAATTTTGGCGCACGGCTTTCTGTATAGACATCCTTTACAATTTCAAGAATTTCTTCGCCATGGCCGGCCTGGATTTGTTCTCGAATATAGTAAATATCTTCGGCTGCTAAATTTTTACTGCGTTGATCGTATATATTCTGCCGAGTACCAAGGATCAATAACCGTAATATATAATCTTTTAATGAGAGTTTATACACGAAACTCTCATTAACATGTTCTGCTGTATTTATAGTCGAAGTTGACATTGTTATTGCTGCCATTATAAATGCTGATATTAAAATAGAGTGATTAATCTTTAATATGTTTTTTATGTTATTTTTCTGCGCTTTGTTTTCGGGCTAGTTCTCTGGCATGATCGCGATTTTATTTCACCCGTACATGTATCATTCTCATAAACATTAAATTCAACTGGATGAGGTAAACTACATTTATATTTAATAAAGGTCTCCATATCTTTTTGTGAGCCATAATTTTTAAATTTGTCGTAAAACATGGTGATCGGTTCTCTGGGTTCGAATATTCGCTCAAAAGCATCTCTCATAATGGCCGTTATAAGGTCTATGTAATTCTTATAGATTGGCCCCTTTACGCCGGGTGTTTTTGATTCTAATATTTTAATAAATTGGTCGAAATCCGCTTTCATAATTTCATCTTTAGTAGGCTTTGTAAAATTATTGGCATTTATTATCTTGTCTTTTAATAAAAATAATTCATCGGGTGTTAAAGTATCTTTTGTCCAACCGTTTTTATCCATTTCTTCATAGACGGTTATTTTCAACATTTGTTGACTAATATTACATTTATTTTCTACAAAATATTGCGAACTAACATCATGAAATGTTATATTGTTTCCATCCTTTCTAATCTCTCCTGAAATAATAAACGTTTCAGGTGTAATCTGTTCAGTTCTTTTCGCAATCATATTATGTTTTGAACCATATTCTACTGCATTAAAATAGGCTGTAACTAAAGTATATTCCGATTCATCGTCCCAATATAATATAAAATTATGTATTCCATCTTCCAGTTGAGAAAAGTCCGCACCTTCATTGAAAATAACTATAGGCGATTCTTCTTGTGTAAGTTCTTCTATATTATACTCAATTTCTACTCGATTGTCATTGTATTTCTCACATTTTT